TCGGAATTGCCTTTTTCAAGTACTTCTGGGTGATGTGTGCCTACGGCTTCCAAGCCAAGAACGGTTCTCTTTGGAAGATCAAGCTAGCGTACAAGCTATTTTCCAACGAGGCTGAAGCGTACCGCTTCATCTTTCGCCTTGCAGGTATGCGTGTGAAGAAGTCAATGACTTCCAGCATGCTCAAGAAACTTGCAGCGGTACTTAGTGCCGCAATTGTGGCGTACGGTATCAAGGAAGCCATCTTCCCCACGAAGTACAGTAAGCAAGGTAATACCGGGACTATTCCTACGTCTCTTACCGAGGAAAAACCCGTTTACTACTACCACGACCCTTATAAGGTAACGGACATGGAGATCTCCTCCCAGTCCAAGTGTGCCCTAGAAGGAACGGTTGAGAACATTGTGAAGGCTAATAGCTGCATGTTCACTTTCCGTTGGCTTGAGAACGAGGGTAAGGCAAACAACACTATGGCGTCCAATGTCCATGGTACCGTGTACATGTTTAACAAGCATTCTATTCGCGGTAGCGTCGGCACCCTCGACGTGACGTTCGATCCGATTTCCCAGAACATCTCACGAAATGTTCGCCGTATTTCGGTAAGCCAGCATGATATCCGGACCATTAAGGATTCGGATGTGGCTTTTATCGACATCAAGGCTATTGCCCCTGGCCGTAGTCTGCTCAAGTTCTTTCCTGTGGACAAACCCATTAAGGGTGTTCACAAGGGAGACTACCATCTCATCAGCAAGGATGGTGATCGCTGTGTCAAACCTGTGGTTGCCATTCGTGCTACGAACAGCGTCCCCGTGTACCACTGTGCAGGTTATCTCGGTAACGTGTGCGAACCCACGAAGGTGGGTAACTGTGGTGCCTTGTGCATCTCCACCATTGCTGGTGGTCAGGTTGTGCTCGGTATGCACAGCGCTGGCAATGACAAAGCGGGAGTTGTTATTTTGCACGTTTCGCAGCGTGTGATCAACACCGCACTTGCCTCTTTCGACGCTCAAGTTTCTCAGGGCACGGTCTTTATTGACGCCCCTGGTTACGCACGACGAGTGACGGAACTCCACCCCAAATCGACGCTAAGATTTGTACCTCAAGGTACAGCGACGGTTATGGGAAGCTTTGAGGGCTTTCGCCCCAAGCACAAGACCAAGGTCACCAAGACCCTCATCTGTGATGAGGTTGTGGCCGGTGGTTACGTTGCCGATTACAAGGGACCATGTATGACATGGCAACCCTGGGATCTGGCAATTCGGGACATGACTAACCCCGTTCATACCTTTGACAATCAAGTCCTTCGCGATTGTAGTCTCGCATTTACCAACGACATCTTGTCGTCCCTTACCAAGGACGATCTTAGTATGTTGGAGGTTTACACGCAAGACGTCGCGTTGAACGGTGTTGACGGCATTACATATGTCGACAAGCTCAACACCAACACTAGTGCTGGCAACCCCTTCAAGCAATCGAAGAAGAAGTTCATCGAATTTGACGATCAAGGCAAGATCCTCAAGCTTGACACTGTCATCCAAGATCGCATCGATTTGATCACCACGACGTATGAGAAGTCCACGCGCTTCCATCCGCAGTTTTGTGGTCATCTCAAGGATGAACCCACACCCAATCGCAAGGTCATTGCCGGTAAGACACGTGTCTTCACCGGTGGTGAGTTTGCTTGGTCGGTTGTGGTTCGTCGCTTCTACCTGTCTCACATCAGGTTGATTCAGAACAATCCGTTTGTCTTCGAAGCCATGCCAGGCATCGTTGCTCAATCACACGAGTGGACCCAGCTTTACGACTACCTCACCAAATTTGGCGAGGCGAAGGTTGTTGCTGGTGACTACGGTAAGTTTGATAAGAAGATGGCTGCTCCCTTCATTTTGGAAGCATTCAACATCTTGATCCGCCTCTCTGAGGCTGCTGGTTGGTCTCAGGAAGACTTGTCGGTGCTTCGGTGTATTGCCTATGATACGGCTTTCCCCACCATCGACTTCAACGGTGATCTCATCGAGGTTCAGGGTAACCCTTCGGGCCACCCTCTCACCGTGATCATCAACTGCCTTGTCAACAGCTTGTATATGCGCTATGCGTACAAGTTGGTTGCCGGCAGCCCTGCTGATTTCCGCAAGCACGTGAACCTGGCCACTTATGGTGATGACAA